CAATATGGACAGAGTGCTGCGCTACTCTTAACGAGCTTTCGCTTGGTTTTAACGACGTTGAGGTTGACTGTTATAAGGTTGGCGGATACTTCAAGATTTGCAACGCATCACTCGAGGATTCAGATGTCCAGCTTGCAAGCACGATCATTGAGGCACTTGGCCAGGCAATCGGCTTTGCGCTTGATAAGGCTATACTTTATGGCCGCAACTCTTCATCGAACATGAAGATGCCCCAGGGTATCGTGTCAAGGCTTGTACAGACTTCAGAGCCTTCAACATATCCGCCCACAGCAAGAACGTGGGAGGATCTTCACGAGAAGAACATCAAGACTATCGGCTCTTCAGTGCTTCCCGTGGGAGGCGTGGATCTGTATAAGAGCATCATCAAGGAGTCCGGAGCCATCAAAGGTAAATATGCAAGGGGAGAAAAGGTGTGGGTAATGAATGAGACCACATACACCACCCTTAAGGCTGAGGCCGTAAGCTTCAACGCCGCAGGTGCAATAGTATCCGGAATCAACGGCACAATGCCTGTGGTAGGCGGAATAGTTGAGGTTCTTGACTTCATTCCGGACGGCGTGATAATCGGCGGATATTTTGAGCTCTATCTCCTTGCAGAGAGAGCCGGATCCAAGTTTGCGCAGAGCGAGCATGCATTCTTTATACAGGATCAGACAGCATTCAAGGGAACCGCAAGATACGACGGCGTTCCTGTAATTGCTGAGGGCTTCATGGCGATAGGTCTGAATGGCGTAACCCCTGACGCCACTATGACCTTTGCGGCTGATACGGCCAACCTTGGAGCTTGATGTATAAGGTTATCATCCAATTCACAGACCTCAAGGACGGGGGGTATCTCTACAATGTCGGAGATACCTACCCGCGTGAGGGGTTCGAGGTCAGTGAGGCGAGAATTAAAGAGCTGTCTGGTGGCGATAATCGCCGTCATATAGCTTTGATTGAGCAGATTACAGAGGTAAAAGATGAACCAAGACGCAATTCTGGCGATGTTAAAAGCAAACCTCGAAAAAGTAAACAGCGTTAATGATCCGTATCTTGTCCAGCTTATACAGGTGGCAATATCTGAGATAGAGCGTGAAGGCGTAGAGCTTGCGGTCAATGATGGGACATATGCCATTGAGGATGCTGATTTAATTGTGATGTATGCGGCATACCTTTATAGGAACAGGGTATCAAGTAACAGAGGATATGACACGGCGGCGATGAATCCGCAGGGTATGCCGTATATGTTAAGGCTTCGCCTTAATAACCGAATATTCTCGAGGAAAATGTCATGATGGATGCGGGACTTGTAACCATATGTACGCTCGTAAATACGGCAACGGCGGGAGATATGCCAAAGTACAGACTTCAGGCGGGTGATACTTCCCAATTTGAGGAGCGCAATTACTACCTTGAACGGATATACGAGGCAAATGGCGCAGCCGAACGATTTGATATGAATATCCGGATATGGCGTGCCCCTGTAAAGATCGGACAGTATGCGCTGCTTACGGATTACGAAGGGCAAGAGAACGCCGATGGAGATCAGTATCAGATCGAGGACGTGCGGAACGATACGGATCTGCAAGGCTTAAAGGTTACGGATTTAACGTTAAAGAAGGTAAATGAACTTTATGAAGTCATTACAAGCTAAGTTGATGGATATACGCGACGCGCTGTATAGCACAGGCGTGCCCACATATCACTATGACAGGCCGGAGAATGTAACTGCACCTTGGATAGTATGGGCGGAAGATGGGGAAGAGTCGTCATTTAATGGCGACAACCTCAAAGAGGAGCAGCAGATACATGGAGTGGTAGATTGCTACACTCAGCAGGAATATGATCCACTCCTCGACAAGGTACAGGAAGCTTTGAGTGGCATAACAGCAGGGTGGTCGCTTACGTCTGTCCAATACGAAGACGAGACAAAGTTAATTCATTATTCATGGGAGTTTTATTCAGTATGAGGTTGCAAGTCGGTAGCGGTATAGATAATTACATCAGCAAACTTCAGAACCTTGAAACGACGGCTCCGGACGTGATCGGGGAAGCCGTATATGCTGGGGCGAATATAGTAGCGGATGCCGTCAAAGAGAATCTCGAAAATCTTCCCGTGGACGATACTCCTTTTGGGGAGCATGTCACGGCTCCGAGAACTGTACAGAAAAAGGGACTCATAAAGAGTTTCGGCGTTGCAAAAATCCGTAACGATAACGGATATCACAATGTGAAACTTGGGTTTGATGGTTATAACAACCTCAAAACAAAAAAGTATCCTGGCGGTCAACCAAATGCAATGATTGCACGGACGTTTGAAGCCGGGAATAGCTTTACAAAGAAACGGCCTTTTGTAGCTCCGGCGGTAAGAGCAACAAAGGATCAAGCTGAGAAGAAAATGGCTCAGATCGTAGATAAGGAAACCGCAAAAATCATGAATTAGGAGGAAAAGAAAAATGGCAGTCGGAAAAGTTTGCACTGGCTTTTCAAGGCCTTATGTGGCTTTATACAACGAATCTGCGGGCGTGGTTACATACACAGGAACCCGCAGGCTTGCGAGGGGCGTAAGCGTTAACGTATCACCTGATACGGGCGACACTAACGACTTTTACGCTGATAACGTACTTGCAGAGAGTGACAGCGGAGTATTTACGGGCGGAACTCTCACTCTGACAGTTGACGGACTTCACGTTGATGCAGAGAGGATGATCATGGGACTTCCTGAAGCGGATGGTGATTGGGTGGCATATGGCGATAATCAGAGCGCGCCCAATGTTGGCGTTGGGTTTATTGCGAGATATATGTCGGACGGCGTTACCACATACACGCCTATAATCCTTTGCAAGAACAAGTTCAATCAGCTTCCGCTTGAAGCTACCACACAGGGCGAGTCGATCGATTGGCAGACCGAGGAGCTTACCGCGAAGATCATGCGTGGCGATGATGCTAACCATAATTGGAAGTATCTTGGCAAGGACTACACCAGCGAGAACGATGCAGAGGCCGCACTGGTCACTAAGCTTGGCGGAAGTATGCACACGATTACGCAGACGCTTACTAATGTATTCTCAAGCCTGTCAGATGAAGCTATCGCAGATGGCGAGCCTCTTGAGGCTACGCTTGCGGCTGAATCCGGGTATGTGATCGACAGCGTTACCGTAACCATGGGCGGAGAGGATATAACCTCAACGGCTTGGAGCGCATCAACGAGCAAGATCAACATTGCAAGTGTGACAGGAGACGTGGTTATAGTTGCTACTGGTGTAGAAGAGTAAGCTATGGCACGGCAAAGACAGGGGGAAGTATGAAAATACACGGCAGGGAAGTAACATTCTTACACTCGGTCGAGGCAGATTGCGAAATCTACGCCATGACCGAGGGTAAGATTGAAGTTTTGGAAAAGAAGTGGGCGGGTGATTACATTACGTCGCAGCGGACAAGTGCGGAATTTATGGCGGCACTTTCGAGGGCATCAGAGAATGCGAAAAAATTCGAGGATCCTGATTATGAAAAAAGGCCGCTCACCAAAGAAGAAGCTATGACTTTGGACGCCGATACCTTTGGGGAGTTATTCAACGAGGCATTTGCCGCATGGACGCGCGAAAAGCCTACGATCGAAACGACTCCCAAAAAGGGAGTAAAAAAAACGGGCAAGAGGTAAAGATTGAGCTCAACAGATCATGGTATCTGTTCTATGGCAGAAAAATGGGTATGTCTAAGCAGGAGATACTTGTCACGCCCTTTGGAGAAATGCAGGACATGATGGCTTGCATGGCAATATTTGAAGGGCGTGCCGTACCCAAAAAGAAAAAGAAATGGACTTTTGACGAAGCGATAAAGTTGAGGTAAACAATGTCAGTTAATATCGGGCCTCGAATAGGCATTGATGGGGAAAGTGAATACAGGGCGCAGATTCGTAATATCATTCAGCAGACCAAAACGCTAAAGTCTGAGTATGACAAAGTTACGTCCGCAATGGACAAAAATAACTCAACTCTGAAGAACAACGCCGAGCAACACAGGATCCTCAACGAGCAGATCAAAGCGCAGGGAGCCCGCGTTAAAGAGCTCGCCGAAATGGTCAAACAGTCCGCTGACAAATACGGCGAAGCGGACACCAAAACACTGAAGTGGAAGCAGGCATTAAATGAGGCCACGACCAAGCTCAACAAACTAAAAGACCAGC